CCAAAACCTAAAGGAGAATATCATGTTCCAAACCGTTTTAGCATTCATTGTAGGTATGATCGTCGGTTGTTGTGTTGTCTTAATCACTCTTTGGATTCTTCCATCGGGCGATAAAGTACACAATGACTCTCGTTCTTACCATCTACTGCGTGCTAATTCGGTGGGACTTGATACACCCTCTTTTGGGTCTCGAACTCACGTTGAGGCTTTACGACCCTCGTGCCCTTATTTCAAAGGGCATCGTTCCCGCTTTTATTGCGGAGTAGGCTGTCACTATCGTATCCCAGATAATGGGTTCATAGTTACAGCTGCCTTCAGCACTCCCCTGTATTGGGGTTTGTTGTGACAACCGGGAGCAGATCCTTCGGTGTCATGTCTGGAGGCTATGGTAAAGGAAATTCTTACTATAGCTATAAGACATGGTCCGGAGGTGATGGCAAATATGTCGTGCCTGGCAACCTCTCATGGAATAATTACACCATGAGTGGCGGCCAAGGATATCAGAATGGCTCTGCATACAATCAATGGCTTAATATTGATGGTATCTCAGTCAATTTTGATATGACAAATTTTAACATCGCGCTCGGCAGCAAGATTGCCTCAGCCATTCGTGCCCACGATTTTCAAATGGGTAACTTTATTGCTGAGGGCCATCAAACTGTCGAGATGGTAGTTCAAGCGGTTGTTAAACTCGGGAAGTGCGCCAGACATTTGAGACATGGTCGTCTCGATTTAGCTGCGCGTACTTTGGGTACGTCCAGTCCTCTAATTAGGAAGATTGGACGCGGGCCAAACCGATTAGTCCGCGAGGACATCGGAAACTTTTGGCTCGAGCTACAGTACGGTTGGCGTCCTCTTTTGAGTGACGTTCATGAATCAATGCAGGCCTATCATAAATTGGCCTCCGGCGTTCACACAACGTACGGAAAGGTCTCTAAGCGAATAACTGCTTCGAGCCGGATATTGGACCCATACACCTATGATCAATGGGCTGTCGGAGATTATTCCCGGCAGGTCATTTTCAAGTTGTCAAGTCCGATTTCCGCTCCTGCATCGCTTGGTTTAACCGATCCTTTAAGTGTAGCTTGGGAAGTCATTCCTTATTCATTCGTCGTTGACTGGTTCCTCCCTATCGGTAGTTATTTAGATGCTATACACACTTTAGGAAGTGTGACCGGGACTTACCTTACTACGGTAAGAACCCGTGTTCACACCAATAAAACGTGCAATTATCTAAAGACACCATCCGGTATGTGGAACGAGTACTTCGGCGTTAACGTGTCTTACGACGCGATGAATTTGACAAGGAGCGTTTCTTCTGAGTATAGTATACCGTGTCCGCAGGTAGGCAGCTTAAGCCTATCTACTGGTCACTTTTACAATGCTCTCGCTCTTCTTTCCCAATACCTTGGCAAATAACACACCTACTCGGGGAATTTCTCCTCGAGTAAATGAGCTATTCCGCTCACTTTATTGCACTGTGTGTGCAGAAAGGGACTATCATGTCCGCAATGACCAATATCTTGGTAAAAGACGACACTGTCACCACCCGTAAGGAGTACACTCTCCATCCGATTACTGACACACCATTTCCACAATGGCGTGCCTCGGAAGCGAATGTACCCGTGAACGGTCAAGTCGCTCTCACCTTCAGTATTACGAAGGTTAAGAGTGGCTATAAGGCGACAGCGAAGCTGGAGGTTCCAGTTCTGGAAACTCTTGGTGCCAGCGGTACTTCTGCGGGCTACGTCGCGCCTCCGAAGGTTGCTTACGTCACGACTTGCATCTTTACGATGTTTGCCGATGACCGCAGCACTCTTCAGAATCGTGCCGACGCGCTCGCTTTAGCCGTTGGTTTGCTACAAGGTGCCTCGTCAACCACTGCAACGGGCGTTCTCGACCAAGCTTCTGCCGGGAATGCATTCGTTACATCTGTGTTGCCGATCACCGAAGCATTTACGAATCTCATTAGCCCGAACTAACCCTTCGGTATTCCTTTGCTGGCATAATGCCGGCAAATTAACCAATAAAGGAGTTAATATGTGGAACAAGAAACGTAATTACCAGGAGACTCTAGATATACTGGAATCTTTCTCCAAAATTTGCGCTGACAATACTTGCCCTTCTGGGCTCACTCATATGTTATATGAGTGGGTTCGAAAGGGCGAGTATCGGTCAGTTGTCGAATTCACATTCGACTACACGTGTCTTATCTCCGATGGTTACTCTATCGAAGATATTCTGTATGCCCGCCAAGTCCAAGCGTTTTACTCCAAATTTGAGGAGCTTTCGATTGGCTTTGACAAGGATGCAGAAGCTGCTGCCACGTTCGCAATGGCCGAGGTAAAATGCTTCGAGACGAATAGGAAACTTCGGATAGATGCTCGGAGGCCGACCAATGTCGACCCCGACGTGTTCAAGGTATTACACCTTGCTTCGCGTAAAATCGCATCTATCTTGGGTTCTCTACCTAGTCTCGAAGAATTACCATTTTCCTTCGGTCCTGGAGCTAACACCAGCGTAAAAGGTGCGGTAGCTTGCCCTAGGGTCAAGCTTAGTGCACTACTTGAGTGTAGTGATGAATTAAGCCCAACGGTCGGGGATCTCCTTAGCGAAGTTCCCCATTGGACAGCCCTTCACTCATATGATGAAAATGAAGATTTTTATCATCTTGAGGTAGCTGTTGTCCCCGGTAAGCTTGTGTTCGTCCCTAAGAACGCTAAAACGTCTCGGACAATCATGGTCGAACCCATTCTGAATAGTTTTGCTCAGAAAGGGATCGGTTCATTCTTGAAAGAGCGTCTAGCGTTGGCTGGTGTGAATTTGCGAGATCAAGGAAGAAACCAGTCTCTGGCTTGTGAAGG